CCTAGTTTTCCAAACTTTCTTAATACAGGAACAAAAGCGTTCGGGCATTGCGGACTTCAGTCCTGCTGAACTCGCCTTCATTTCTTCTACTCTGCTAGAAGAATGGATATTAACCGTCTTACACATGTAAGAGATGATTCCTCTGGAATCACATCCTATTACACGCAATCGGTCGGTCCTGGTAAATATACTACGATGAATCTGGTACCTGATGCGAGAGAGGTGAACCCCATTTCCATTGACAACGTCTTTGTCTACCCGAGAGAGGGTTTCGGTGCCAACAACAGCCAGATTGACTCTGAGTCGTCGCTGCTGCACGCCGAGTTCAAGAATAACAGATGCCTGATCCGCTCCCAGGCGAGACCGTTCTTAACGGTCCCGTTCATGGGCACGGGCCGCGGCAACTCCGATGTTGAGTCAATGCTTCTGCACAGCGAGCAGGTACGCCAGGGCAAGGAGTGCGGTGGTGTAACAGAGGTTGGCTTTGACGGCGTATTTGAGCCGCTCATCAAGCCCGTCAAGGACAATGTCCAGAACCCGAAGCACTTAGTGGAGGAGGTTGCGGCCAATGGCTGGATCCGCGGTGGATTACCCAGCAGAGCCTATGCCCGTGATATCAATAACTAAATGAATATATACGTGTTTCGTAAACACTGTTATACTCATATTACACCGATCCCACAATCATATTATAAAATGCCTTTGGGTTCTCCTCGAGAAAGGAAACCATGGCCTCCTTCGTTTTTATATCATAGCTTCCTATGGCACGATGGGCGACCTCCTTCAGGTTATTCACGAACTGAATCTTTTTGAGCTTGGGTATATGCATGGAATGAAAGGCTTCGACTGACCGCTTGTACTTCTCCCTCAGTCGTATAAAAATATCATGATTCGGATCGCCAGTCACATCGTCCTCGCCTACGACGGTGATCAGACAATCAATAAGAAAGTCGATGTTTATGAAATCGATATTCTTCGGCAGCTCGAGTTTAGCGAGATCATTGTAAAACTCGAGCAAATTCAGCGATACTGACTTATCATCATTCTTTACAAAAACGGCCGCATACTTGGTGTAAAATGTAAGCATTACATTCCGACGAATTGCATTTCCGTGTTGGGTCATCATAGCATCAAACGAAGGGAAGACGGTACTCCCAGCCTTATGCCCAAGAGCTCCTTCCGTGAGTCCATTGTCATAGATCCATGTATCCGTCTCCTCGCATTTTACATAGGTGACAAAGTGGTTTTCGTTCTGCAGAATGATCATGGCATCGAGATAAAATTCCGTTGTATCCGTAACCTCTTTTACAGCCTTTCCCCATGCTAGCCAGCCTTCCTTGCCTTCGATCGAGGGGAGCTGAGGCTTTTCCACCCCCTGACGAAGGGTTGGTAGTATTATAGATTCAAGAGGATTTACTTCGTAGTGATGTATTTCGCCGTCATTGCCGAGCTGGCGTCCGAACTGGAGGATCAGGGTGGACATTTCGGAGCGGAGTTCATTTTCCTCCGGTAGGAAGTCATAGTATGACTTGAGTGTACCGGATGCGGGGCGATCACTCTTCTTCGGCAGCCCGAAGTACAGGCTGTGCAGGTATACATCATATAATAGAGCTATCTTATTGTGAGTAGGCGATGCGGTCACAATGGTGTGAAAGGGGAATGATCTAGGAGATATGTACTTCAAGATTCCCTCTAACAAATACTCGTCGGCGGCCTGGAATACACCTGAATCATACTTGAACTTAACTGCGAGGGGCTTATTCTTTGACTCTTGGTCTTTTGTTTGAGATGTCTTTTCGTTCGTCGTTGCGAGTATCTGAGCCGCCAGCTGATCACGAAATCCCTTTCTCAGGAGCTCCATATCGGCAATTGTCTTTCTTCCCGTGTAGTGATCATAGATCTGCTTGAAAACATCCGTCATCACATCCCCTTTTGCATGATCGCGAAAGAAGGCGTCAAATTCAGGTCGTGACTTGTGAAACATGGCCAGATTCACGGATAACCACCAGCAAATTGTTGCATCATTTCTGGGAACATGCAGCCCTGAAAGTCTATGACAAGCCATCTTCTGAAGAATCATTTATTCCGCCAGGATAGAACATGGATGCAATTGGACCCTATGAACCTCATCCCTGGGAAGCAGCTGAAAACCCCCAGACCTATGAACTCCAAATATCGTATGCTCAACACCCCAGGCCCACGCAACACAGCCTCGGTCTTGTCGGAGGAAATGAAGTCCCGTACCAGACCCGGGAAAAGCAGGTCAATATCGAATCTGACCTGCGTGGTATAACTCGTGCTCTTACGTTCACCCCTTCGAGACAGCATCACCCTAAGGATGACACTGGAGGCATTGTAAAGAGAGATACGCCGAAGCAGAAGGTGGCTATTGACGTATCAGGTAAGCCGCTGAAACAGTCTCAGATGTGGGCTTACCCGGCGACTCTGGCCCCTGAGCCGTTTGTCGTGGAGGTGTGTAATCGACCCGAAAAGTACTAATCCCTTATAGAGATGTGTACCCCCCGACAGACTGCCTTTACGAGAGGAAAATGGGATGACGTACATCAGGCCGACGATATGAGAATTACATCATATGCTGGAAAATACGCCTTCGTGCCCTTTCTAAATTGCCCTGCAACATTTCCAATGGATTCGACGACGAGAATTCAACGATCCGGTGCAAGCTGGGTTGCTGGTATGTGGAAGACAGAGGTGGAGTCGGACCTTATGGGTATCGGCCGCCCGTCAACCCGCTGGCGCGAGGACGCCCTGCAGTACAACCCGTCGACGAATGAGGTGAATCGTAGGGCACTGTCCCATGCCGCTGATGAGAGCTCGCCACTGGTATTCAACCATTTAACAAACCCGCCGTGCACTCTGCGAGCCACAGGATGGAACCGCTGGGACTATCCCATCCACGACCCGCAGGAAACGTTCGAGACCCCCTTTGACTTTTTCATCCCGTCAAGAGATGTCGATAAATATAAGAATCGCACACACGTTCCTGCCAAAAACACATTCACCCACGATGTACTGCAAAAGGTGTCGGCGGAGCCGCCTCTGAGATAGGGCAGAAGGGCACAGGCCGAAGGCCAAAGGGCCAAAGGGCCAAAGGACCGAATACAAAAGATCGAATACAAAGGGCCATAGGCCAAAAAGATAAATGTAAAAGGAAAGGTACGTCCCACTTCCTACCCTTTTACTGCTCACTTGTTAGTATGGAATTCGCGGCCCTTGCAGTTTTAGGAGGTGTCGGCCTTCTGCTTGCACGAACAACGACCCCTGCTGGGCCATATCCCACCAAACCCCAGGGCTCAAATCCTATAGCACGTGCCCAACTTCCCATTCGTGAAGCTTTTACGGGATCGAGCTCTGCAAATGCAGAAAATCCAAAGACAAGCCTTCGTGGTTCAGCCGCCGAACTCGACCTCATGTACAAGGGCCTAATGGGCATGGGTACTCCCCCCATCGAACCAAATCCATCCGGCGTCAAGCAGGTCCCTACACAAATCCCCATCGAGGCTGCAACGCCAGATGTAATGATGAATTCCGGTGGCAAGGAACTGACCCCAAATTACATTGACTCTGACTACGTCACGAGTGGTCTCTCAGGCCAGATTCTTCCGTCAAAGGATTTTACCCACAACAACATGCAGCCCTTTTTCGGCGGACGTGTCCGTCAAAACGTCGACGCCTCTGCCAACAGCGGGAGACTCGACCGATACACTGGCAGTGGTGTAACCCAGGTGAAGAAGCAGGAAGTCGAGCAGATGTTCGACAATACACAGGTGCCTTTCGGCAATGTGTATGGCATGGAAGCGTCCTCGGACTTCGTGCACAGTCGTATTAATGAGCCGAGAAACCGTGGCGGTGAGAAGCCGTTTGAGCAGATCCGCGTAGCTCCCGCTCTGAATGAGGGATACGGTTCAACTGGCAAGGGCGGATTCCAGCAGCTGGAGGTGAACGAGTTTATGATGAAGAATCTGAAGAAGACGGAGGATCTGCGTGTCGAGACCAACCCCAAGAATTCCTACACGATGCCGGTTGTCGAGGGCCAACAGTTCATTGGCAAGTCGGCCGATAGTCCGGGCGAGGTAAGAAAGTATCGCCCCGACGCCTTTTACACAGATGCCGACGGCAAACACTTTGGCGTGGCCGGTCAATCCGAGCAGACAAAGGAAAGGGTGCGACCCATCCAAATTATGCCGGATCAGAATCGTGCTGATACCAGTGTCGAGTACAAGGGTCCGGGTGCAAGCCAGGACTTTGGTATGAACTACGTGGTTGGCAGTTACAGAAAGCCGGTTGGCCATCAATACGGTGGTGCGGGATACAGAAATGCTGATGGTAGCCAGTATTCGTCGAATCCTGAAGATGATTACGGAAAGAGTTCCTATGATGCACGACCTAATGAGAGATTCTACACAGGCGATCGTGTCATGGGTCTGAATCTGAGCCCGGCGGAGGCGGGAGCTGTGACGACGCACTTCCAGGATGAGTCGCGCCCCACCCGCCGCAGCGAGACAATTGGTAATATCCAGCAGGCGGGAGTTCCTACAGGGTATGCGAGCGGAGCTCCCGCTATCACAGTCTGGGATCCTAGCGACATTGCTCGTACGACGGTCCGCGAGGGAACCATCCACAACGACCGCTTCGGTATCATGGCGGTGGCGGATGGGCCGACACGCATGACGGCATATGACCCGGATGATGTCGCCCGCCCGACGCAGAAGGCCCAGATCTCGGCCAAGTCGGCCTACACGGGAGCACCCAAGTCGGCAAATGAGAAGATGATCAGCCACAACTTCGCCTATAACATGACACTCAACCCCAATAAGCAGGTGGTGGCCAAGGGGCGTCAGGCGATGGGCGGGAATATCCAGATGTTCAAGGGCGATGAGCCCAATGTCACATCTCGCAAGCTGGATTCTGATATTCGCAATGACAGAGAGCTGACGGTGAATCGCAGTGTCGACCTGGGTCCGGGCTCCTCGGACATTGGTCGTGTCAAGTACAGAGCACCCTTTAACTTAGATGTGCCCACGGAGAGAAATACTAGAGAGATTATTGCCGCCACGGAGGATAATCCGCTCATGCAGAGCCTGCATCTGAACGCCTGGAAATAAGCGATGAACCTGATAAAATTACCTAGCGTAGCTACTTTTCTTTATCGGAGGCTTAACGTTTCGACACGTATCCCTATGCAAAGACACCGGGATGCCTCAACCTGCCTGGCTTGTCTATGGCCCCCCTGGATGTGGAAAGACCACTTGGATCCTATCGCATGTTAAGCAATGCAAGACAAAACTGTACCACTGGAATGCACGCACAGACCGTACACTCCGCGAAGGGAGAGAGACTCTCCATCGTCAAGTGAGAAGTCAGGAACCGCTGTTCGTCTGGATCGAGGGTGCAGATGATCTGACACCCGAATCCCAGGCCTTTCTGCGACGCATTCTGGAGACGGTGTCCCCCTCGGTTCAATGTATCCTCGAGTGCAGGGATCCTAACCGTATTACACCTGCCATTCAATCGCGATGTGAATGGAAACAGCCGGTTGGCCTCGAGTCATTCCGTAGGGCTGCGAGACATACGCCGAACAAAGTGTCAAAGGAGTGTTCAGTCAGTGAATCGTTTTCTAAGGGAGAAAATCCGATCGAGATTATCCAGACTTTCTTGGCTAAGGAGGAAACCTGGGAAGAAGCACTTCTTGCCTTGCGTGCAATTGGAGCAGGGAGTTCGCCCTGGGCACGGCTCCTGCATTTGAAGGCATGCGGTTATAACGTTGTATAGAGGAAGTCTATATACTCTAGAATATGAGCGGGGACGGAGATTTCTCGGTCTACGGAGAGGCAAAGGGTGAATATACGCGTCAGCTCTGTGTATTTTTAGTTCCTACGCTTGAGACGTACATGCTCGAGCTCCTGGAGACGGCAAAGGGAGAGGCCCCGACACCGACGAAAATCCTCTGGCAGTTCCAGGTACTCCTTCAGGGAATTCCGGAATGGAATCAGGATAAGGTGATCCGTGAAACGGAGAAGCTGCAAAAGGATTGTGCGTGTGATTATCTGGAGGAGCTGATCACTGCAGTCTTTATTGCACACACGAAGGTTCTCTCGGCGATCCGCTTATCGACAAAGCAGAAGAAGCTGCAGATTACTATACCGAAGATTGACCACTTTTTACACAGGGTTCTGTCCGAGTCGGCTCGCAGCCTCTGGACGAATGCCTACCTATTTGCTGACACAAATAGCATTGAGAAGCAGAAGAATCTGCGTCAGGTGTCGTCTCTTCTGAACGATTCTGTGTTACAGGCTATTCGGGGGTTGTTACCGGTGAAGTCTATTTTACGTGAGTATCTGCATGATGACGATGATGATAAGGAGGAGGCTGCTGCGGCCAACGAGCCTGAAGAGGCTCCTGTAGCTCAGCCTGTAGCTCAGCCTGTAGCTCAGCCTGTAGCTGAGCCTGTAGCCGAGCCTGTAGCCGAGCCTGTAGCTGAGCCTGTAGCCGAGCCTGTAGCCGAGCCCGTAGCTGAGCCTGTAGCTGAGCCTGTAGCCGAGCCTGTAGCCGAGCATGTAGCCGAGCCTGTAAAGGTCGCCGAGCCTGTAGCTGAGCCTGTAAAGGTCGCCGAGCCTGTAGCTGAGCCTGTAAAGGTCGCCGAGCCTATAAAGGTCGCCGAGCCTTTAGCTGAGCCGGTTGTGGAAGCTACAGATGCAGTAAAGGTCTCCGAGGACACTAAGACGATCCCCATTATCAATATTGAGACAAAGCCCCGAGTGACCTTCTCCAACAGCCACGTACTCTTTGACTCAGATGTTCTCGAGGAGAATGGGATCCAGGATATCCCCTTTGCCGATGAGAGCCTCACCTTCGAGGAAACCGATGAGAATTTTCCCATGGAGTTCGATGAGACCCTAGAATAAGGTGCGTATCCATTGGAAACCCGAAAACAATCCACGCGGTAGAATGGATTTCACAAAGTCCGGTATATGGAAGGCAGTTCTCGGTGGAGGCGTGATAATTGCTATTGCAAGTTACATATACCAGATGTATTCAAAAGAACCAACGGAGGAAGTTAGACTTCGTCCGGTACTTCGTGACTTTTGCCTGGGAGCCTCACTAACAGCCTCCCTATATATGTTCCTGCCTGAATCCTTTGACTCGATTATCGCATCTACGTCGACGCTTGTAGCTACAACCGTCGCCGCACCGGTCGATATTGAACTGCAGACGGGCCCTGCTAGATTTTAAGACACAGTCGACCAAAGATGCAGGCTCAAGTCTTTCAACAAAACAGGGAGTACACCTTCTCTTTTTCAGGAACCTCAGTTCTTGAAATAGCGTAGCCCTTAAAAATATCCTTTTTCACCTGATCCTGCGGCTTTGCATTCATTATATGTGTAGCAATACGCTCATACAGATCAAAGTTCGGGTAACGCTCCATACCATCCTCCTCGCGAAGAACATTCTTCCCCTCCGAGTCAACGAGCCAGGTCCACAGCAAATTCCACAGCGGCGACACAGTCTCTCGCACAATCCATGACCCCTCCTCGCTTAAAACAGCCCCGTCCTCCTTGTCATCCGGTACATTCGTAAACAAGGCCTCTATGACACTGACCGCATATCTGCATAAATCAAAGGACGGGTTCGGGTAAATATCAGGAGTATCGCCAACCTTGAACTCCCCAAAGGAATACTGGGCCTGGGCATCACCCCCTTTTGCAAAATCATCGCTCACATACCAGGACTCGCCAATACGAAACACTGATCTGCCAAAGTCAATGATACGCAAGATACGACCATATGTCGGCACCTTCCAAACCGACCCATCTCTCATCGTATAGTACAAAAACTCAATATCCGTCTTGCTGTACAGAATATTGTTTGTGTGGAGGTCATTGTGTGTCAGGCCAAAGACACCCTGGGCTACGCAAAGTGCCGCAATCACCTGAAATGTCCACGCAGTCCACTTCTCTTCGAACCCATCCTCCACCTCATCAAGCTCCTTGTCCATAATGCCATCCATCTTTTCCTGAAAAATCAGCATCGTGGGGAACTTCTTGAATTCGGAGAATACGTGCGTCGATTCCTCATCAGAATCATAGGAGTCCGTCTCAGAATCTGAGCTATTCGTAGGAAACGATGACACCGACTCGAGCTCATCGAGGCATGTATCAGCACCTGCATATTCAAGGAGAGATACGTGGCTAGAGTCCGTCTTTTTCGACGAATACGAAAACGAGCGGGTGTGCATTGCTGATCTCATGGTGCTATCCTCATCAATTGTTTCTCCGTCATGTGTGATATAGAGGCTGAAGAGGCCGCTCTCCTTCTTCTCCCAAAATCGTTTGTAATGTCTATAGGATTCAAAGGATTCTGTAATATTGTATCGGTATGTATCGGCAATGCCCTGAAATCCTCCATAGAACATGCAAAAGTGGGGGGAAATATCCCTCTCACGCAGTTGCCCCAGCAAGTAGTTCGCCAGGAAATCGACGTACGCCTGATTTGTCGTATAGGATCGTTTGATTTCAGCACGCTCCGCACCCTTCTCAGCATCATCGTAGTATCCCTGTATCTTACGAGTCGGATCCAGAATATGGGTGACCTTGCAGTAGGCGTGCTTTTTCTTCTTCGAGGCCGTTTCCACGATGCATTCGCCGCTTCCGTCAAAGGAGTGTACACGGCCAAAGAATTCGTCCGATTGGAGCTGGCCTTCGGTAGCTGGAAGGGTACCGAGAAGACGCTCAAGAATGGGTATCTTCGTGGAAATATTTGTATATCCAGGTATTTTGGGAACTCGACTATACGTATTCCAAACCGGCAATGTAATTCCGATCGACTGATTTAAACATGCATCCATTCTAACATCCTCGGCTGGATGATTCTCGGAGAATTAACCGCAATTATTTTGTGTAAGAGGGCAGAATCTCGTATGACAGACCCCGCTTCCGCACTGAATGTGAATATCCGGAAGTTTGATATGAAAATGATTCCCCAGGATGCGGTTTGTGTTTTCATAGGAAGAAGAAGAACAGGTAAATCTACACTTGTACGTGACCTTCTGTTTCACCATCAGTCGATGCCTCTGGGCACCGTGATCAGCGGTACCGAAGAATCTAATCAGTTTTATAAGAAGTTAATCCCGCCGCTGTTTATTCACGGCGACTACAATCCTGTTATCATTGCCAATTTCTGCAAGAGACAGAAGCTAATTATGGCAAAGGTGCAAAAGGAAATGGAGGCTACGGGGACGTCTCGCACGGATCCTCGCTCTTTCTTAATTATGGACGACTGTCTCTACGACGATAGTTGGCTGCATGACAGAAATATTCGGTACCTTTTCTTGAACGGGCGGTGGCTAAAAGTTTTCTTTCTTATTACGATGCAATATCCTCTGGGTATTCCGCCTATGTTGAGAACGAATGTTGACTACTGCTTTATTCTGCGAGAGCCGTATGTGACAAACAGGAAGCGTATCTTTGAGAATTTTGGGAGTGCCTTCCCCAGCTTGGAGTTCTTCTGTCAGGTCATGGATCAGTGCACGCAGAACTACGAATGCATTGTCATGAACAACAACTCGCAGAGTAACAAGCTGGAGGACATTGTTTTCTGGTACAAGGCGGAGATGCACGGAGAATTTCAGATTGGTGCTCCGGAATTCTGGAAGCATTCGATGGAACATTATAGAGAAAAGGGGGAGGAGCAGGGAAATGAATACGATGCTACGGCGAATCGGCGACTCAAGGGGCCACTGATCAACGTCAAAAAATTTTAAGGAGTTAGTATAGTACAATGTTGCGTGTAAATGACATGATAAGTACACTACTTCTCATATTCTTTCTTGGGCTTGCTCTCGTGATGATCGAGGGGCTGTCGAAGCAGCCGGCGGTTCAAAGAATGCTGTCGAGTGATGCTATTTCGTGCGGCGTTGACAACCCGTGTGCGGTTGGCCTGAAGTGCATTAATGGGTTTTGTGCAAAGACTGAGCGGCTTCGTATGTACGAGCGTGACTTGGAGAATGAGGCGGAGAGTTATCCTGGAACAGCTGCCCCGTTTTTAGGTCCTAAGTAATAGATGAAGGTTCGGTGGTCGTGGGTCGATTTTTTTAGATCTTTCTTTACATCTTTTATTATAGCTTTTATTGTATCTTTTGTCATAGCATATATCGTATCATATGCCATTACTGCTGCGATCAAACAACGCAAGGATGGATTTACTGATATGAAATCGTGCGGGGATAATTGTTAAAGGGTGTGCAGGTATGCAGAACAGAAGAGAAGTAGAACATTTGTAAAGAACAATGTGTTCCTTACAAATGTATATGGGTTCTAGTCTAGAACTTAGTCGAGGGAAGGTGCGGCCGACGTAGAACTAGCGGCCGACGTGGAACTAGCAGCCGCCTCAGCCTTGCGCTGCATCGCCAGGTCCGCAGGGCCAGAAAACATACCGTCATACGATGAGGCCGACGTGGCACTAGGGGCAACAACTGTCTCAGAAGAAACAGCAGACACAGTCGCCTGCACGCGGTTCTTCTTCTGCTGGGTGTAAAACTGGTCACGAGACTCCTCGTTCTCCCTGTACTTCTTCATCAGGCTATTCAGCTCGTCATTCGCGTACTCGCTCTCCCCGACCTTATTCGGATCAGGCTCCCAGGCCATCCACTTCCCGACACTGCCCATGTAGATATTGAACGAGGGATCCGTCTTCTGGAGACGCTTTGCACGAGCTGACGCCTCAGCCTCCGTAGAAAAGACGCCACGCACCTTGATTCCACGCATCGTGGTGCGGAACTCATTTAGGGCAAAGAACTCCTCCTCGAGCTTTGTGCCCGCCGCGAAGAGAAAGTCGTCATACTCCTCCTGCAGCTTCCGCTGGGTCATCTCCGCCAGGTTCTCCTTGACATACGCCTGGTAGGACTCAACAAACTGATCCGGGCGAAAGAGGCTCTCCTTGATAGCCTTCGCAATATCCTCGCGCGAGGTCTCCTCGTTGGTGGCCGCCGTGGCGAGGGTCTCCAGCTTGGCGTTAGCAGCACGAAACTGCTCAGCAACCCACTGCTCAAACTTGGTTGTCTTCAGCTGCAGGTCGTACGTTGCGAGAAACTTCTTGAATAGGAAAATATCCTTGTTTGCGAGCACCTTCTCCGGGCTAAGAAAACTCAGAAGTACAATCTTCTGGCTAGGCAGCTCGGCATCCTCCATCAGGTAGTCCTCGGTTTCTTCCTTACTCATTCTAAACAAATAGGCATACCTTATCTTTAGACTGCTGCAGGAAAAAAATATTATAATTGGATATATAGAATGGACGTTAATGACCTGCTTACCCGCCTCATCAAGTATGTCGTAGAAGGTGTCGCCGTAGCTCTTGCCCTCTTTTTTATCCCTCGCAAGGCCCTGCCGATGGATGAGATCCTGTCCGTGACGATCGCCGCCGCCGCCGTCTTTGCCGTGCTCGACATCTTTTCCCCCTCGATTGGCGTTACGGCCAGACAGGGTGCCGGCTTCGGTATTGGTGCCAACCTGGTGGGCTTCCCCATGGTGCGTTAATCAAATAACCATGTTACATCGATAACTGCGTTCGACCAAGCACTACGTTCGACCAAGCACTACGTTCGACCAAGCACTACGTTCGACCAAGCACTACGTTCGACCAAGCACTACGTTCGACCAAGCAACCCCACTACCTAGGATGCCTTCGCATGATATCCTAAGTAATGCTTTCGGCAAACAGCCGCATACTTATCCTTACCACCTACGCAAATCTGTCCCTCGGTCGAAGCAAACCGTAAGCTAAATATACCAGGAGTACCATCCTTGCACATACTGCACAATGCAGTCAGTTTCTCACAGCTATCCGCCTTCGAAATAAGCTTCTGAATCTGCTCGAACGGCATCCGGTTCGAATCGCCGTCGAGTCCCACAACAAGCACCTTCTTCTTATATCCCTCCACCATTATCATGACTCCCTCATACAAATCAGGAAAGAACTGTGCCTCATCAATAACAATAAACGAAGCATCCAAGAATGCCACTAATGTAAGTGCCTCCAGTAAAGTCTTCAACCCGATCGCGGGATACCCCCCAGCCTCATCGTGGGTCTGCAGCGATCTTCCCGCAGAGTCATATCGAGTATCAAGGGCCGACGTAATTACACAACATTTCGTATTCAAATACATCTCCCTCCGAAGACGCTGAATGGCGAGAGACGACTTCCCTGCAAACATCGGCCCCATAACGATATCAAGGCTCATTTGGCTGGACAGGACTCGATGAGCTAACGTCGCTCAATTTTATTAGGTAGCCGCATGCTTAAACCATAGAATGGGAATCGGTTAGAATGAATAAAATATACTGTTTCTGGACAGGTTCGAACGAACTTACACCAAACCGACGAAATTGTTTAGAACAACTTAGGACAGCCAGCGAATGTCAGATTGTACTTGTAACAAAGGATACTCTTAATAGTTATATCTTGCAGGAACACCCTCTGCACGAAGCCTATGAGTATCTATCGGAAGTACACAAGGCTGATTATCTACGAACATATTTTATGAATTTTCATGGAGGTGGATATAGTGATATTAAATATACAACTGGCTCATGGGTCGCCGCGTTTGATGAACTAGGCAGCAGCGATGCGTGGATGAATGGATACAAAGAGGAACATTCCGGTTGTATTGCGTATCCTCCCGTAGCAGAATATTGGAGTGAATTAATAGGAAACGGTGCATATATAGCGAAACCACGTACCCCATTAACCGAGGAATGGTATTCTGCAATGATGAGTTTTTTGGATTCTAAGCTCGAAAAACTGAGGCTCAATCCATCTACATGTCCGAGAGATCACAGCGGCACTGGATCATCTTATCCTATTGCATGGGCAGAAATGCTAGGCTTTATTTTTCATAGAGTCTCATTTGGTTACAGAGATAAGTTATTAAAAACAGTACCCACCCCTATATTCCACTCATATATTTGAATGAAATAGCGAGGGATTTTTTAGGGCATCAGTCTAGATGTCTGCGTATCAGATCGTCATCCCCACCTATGGAAGAGCAGATTCCATAGGAGACAAGACACTAACCCTTTTACATACATACGGCATCCCCCGTTCCCAGATAACTCTCTTCGTAGCAAACAAGGAAGAAAAGGACGCCTATGCAAAGGTGCCGCCTTCTCTCTACGGATCCATCGTCGTAGGAGTCCCTGGCCTCGTCCATCAGAGAAATTTCATTATGTCCTACTACCCGAAGGGGACTCACATTGTTTCTTTTGACGATGACGTGAGTGGTCTCTGGGAGCTTCAGGGAGAGAAGCTCGTCCCCCTCGTAAGCCTGAAGAAGACCATTACGCAGGGTTTCGCATTGTGTAAAAAGATGGGCTATCATATGTGGGGTATTTATCCCACCAAGAATGCCTTGTGGATGTCGGCAACGCCGTCGACGAATCTGAAGTTTTTGATTGGGCACATGTATGGTATTATTAACAGAAAACTCCAATTAAAAATGCCATTGAAACACGACTATGAGCTGACGCTCGAAAATGCGGTACGGGATGGGGGAGTGATACGCCTCAACTCTGTAGCAGCTACTACGAAAATGGGAAAGAAGGGGGGGATCGATGCATCGGTCGAGCAGCGGCAGGCAACCTATGGCAAGGTCGTCGATTACTTAGTAAAGAAATATCCTGGACTCGTTCGCAAAAATCCGAGGCGGGAGGGGGAAATCCTTCTTGCGAGGGAGGTTCCCGCGGAAAAATAGGGGGAAGGGTAGAAATGTTCCACCTCTACATGTCGCTCTTTACCGCCGCCCTCTTCTTTGTCCTCACGCCTGGAATTCTTCTTCGTCTACCTAGCGGGGGTTCCAAGGTGGTCGTCGCCGCTACCCACGCCCTGGTCTTTGCCCTGGTCTTCCATTTTACACACAAGACGGCGTCGAAGTTCCTCTATGGAACGGAGGGTTTCGCTGCCCCGACGGATGCCGCTAGCTGTGCGGCTGCCAAGATGAACTGGAACCCTGCCACTAAGGTATGCAGTGCCTAAATAGACCTGATAAACTGCCATCGCAGGTCCACACAGATTCGCTCCCAGATCTTATCCTGGTTGTATAACTTGTCCCTGTTTTTGAGTAGGGGAAAGCACTGCAAGTAGTCGTCGAGCTCGAGGAGCTCGCAGAACTTATAGAGCACATATGAATACGATAGGAAATTACTCCGTGTCTTCGGGCAGTGCTTGACAAAAGAGCTCTGGATTTCCTTGAACATAAACCGCAACTTCTCCTCGATTTCACGGGACATCACAGGAGCAGTCTTCCCATTAATTCTATTCAGTATGTAAGGTACGTGCTCGTAAAAATTCGTGCATTTCAGTTTCTTAAGAATTTCGCGAATTTTCACCTGTTTTATGTCTTCTACGCTTACAATACGCTCCTTCTTCAACTCCTCCAGAATCGCCTGAAAAATATCTTCCGGTATTTCCGTGCTCTCCTTCGCCTGGAATTGGGCGAGCCATTCATTGAAGTGATTGATACGCTTGTATGCATAATATGTAACCTCTCTCGGCGGATCCTTATAGCTGGGCTTATCACTGTCAATCAGAACAAACTCCTGAAATCCGCAACGTTCACAAAAGAAAAGTGCTTCTATCGGACTGAACTTCATTTCTACGTCACACCTCTCACACATGCCATGGGGATCCTCTGATATATTGGGTTGTATTTTCGCATTTTCAGGATTCACCTTTTGCATATATTTCTCGAGCAAAACATCCCTCCCCTCCGGCTTGGCCTTTGGCACAAAGGATCCCTGGGCCTCCGTGGAAGGGGCCTCTGGTTCTTGCAGGGCTGCAAGTACGCTTCCCGGCTTGACCTTTGCCTGCTTTGTAACCGTCGAGATGCCGCCCTGGATCTTGTCCTGCAGATCGTAGTAATTAAAGAGAATCTCGCCCGTCTCGAAGAAGTAGTCGTATACAGACTTCTTTGACTCAAGATCGTCGCGCCGCTTCCGAAGGTACAGAAGCTCCTCCTCCTTCTGGGTTCTGGCCACTACATCGGTGATACCTGACAGGTGTGCATCGAGCTTCTCAATGTGCTCTGTGAGGGTTGATACGAGTGACTCTTCCCGACGCATATCTGCCATTTGTACTTGGTGAAGATTATCGAGAGTTGTTTTTCCTTCGACGACGGTTCTTTTTCCAAGGCGAGATATACTCTGAGGTATACCCTCCATATATACTGGAAAGATTTGAGGAGTTTAAGTCTTATATGTTGAACCCTCCCGGCCCCTCTTAAAATTGAAGGAAGAGGGTAGGGTTGGATTTGCAATGAAATATACGAGGGAGCTTCTGGAATCCATATTGGCTGAAGGGGGTGCAAGCATTCCGGTCGAGTACCCGAACTACAATCAGCGGTTGAAGGTTACCTTCACCTGCTCCTGTGGACTTGCTACGACGAAACGATTTGAGATGTTACAGGTGTACCGGCTACCCTATTGCGAGGAGTGTAGTTTGAAGAAGGCCACCGAGAGATCTAAGAAGGCCTTGATGGATAAGTATGGCGTCGAAAATCCGGGCGAGTTAGATGATGTGAAGCAGAAGATTAAACAGACATTTATTAACACCTACGGCATGCACCCTAAAAAGACAAAGGGTGTGCAGGATAAGTGGAAGGCGACATGCTTAGAAAAATATGGAGGACACCCAAACCAGAACAGCGATGTGCAGATAAAGTCTGAGTCAAACTCCTATAACTACAAAGACTACATGATGCCAAGTGGAAGTATCGTAAGATATCAGGGCTATGAGAATGTCGCTTTAGACGAACTAGTTCAACTATATGAAGAAGAGGAAATTAGTATTGGAAGATCAAACATCCCTAGCATTGACTACTATCTTGGAGATGTAAAGCATGTATACTTTCCAGACTTCTTTATTAAACATGAGAACAAAATCATTGAAGTAAAGTCCGAGTGGACCATACAGTTACGGCGAGGTAACGTGGAAGAGAAAGCCGTTGCAACTAAGAAAGCCGGCTATAAATACGAGATCTGGGTATACAGCGATAAGAAGGTGAAAGTTGAGACGAAGATATACTAGACCCTCCCGGCATATATATTCTGTATAACGGTGTCTCCCGGCAGATTTTTTCCAGATTCTTCGCGAGTTTCCTAAATTTTGGCGATTTTTCCCGTTTCGCCAAAATTTTTTTCTAAGATGAGGGTATAACATCATGACCGGAGGTGGACTTATGCAATTAGTGGCGTATGGTGCTCAGGACGTGTATTTAACCGGTAATCCCCAGATTACCTTCTTCAAGCTCGTGTACCGCCGCCACACGAACTTCGCCATGGAGTCGATCGAGAATCCCTTCAACGGCAACCCCCGCTTCGGCAACCAGGTAACGTGCACGATCCAGCGCAACGGCGACCTGATCCACCGCATCTACCTCCAGGCCACGCTCCCTGCCGTCTCTCTCGCCTCGACGGACGGCAGCGGTGCCCAGTTCCGCTGGCTCAACTGGGTCGGTCACAACCTCATCGACTGGGTTGAGCTGCAGATTGGCGGCCAGCGCATCGACAAGCACTACGGTGACTGGCTCCAGATCTGGAATGAGCTCACGCAGGAGGCTGGCAAGCAGGCCGGCTATGCCAAGATGGTTGGCAACGTGCCCCAGCTGACGAACCTGATCGTCCAGGGCGGCGAGTCGTGCTACAACTACTGCGCCGGCGGTGAGCCCCTGAGCTCCTCGTCCCTGCTCAGCTGCGCCCCTGAGTACACGCTGTACGTGCCGCTCCAGTTCTGGTTCAACCGCAACCCGGGCCTTGCCCTGCCGCTGATCGCCCTCCAGTACCACGAGGTCCGCATCAACCTGCAGTTCAACGACCTGCAGAACCTCTGCTGGGACTACACGCCCGGTGTGGCCAACAACCTCCACGCCGTGCGTGACCGCGTGAACGCCGCCAACCTGGTGGCCGCCTCGCTGTACGTCGACTACATCTACCTGGACACGGACGAGCGCCGCAAGTTCGCCCAGGTCAGCCACGAGTACCTGATCGAGACCCTCCAGTACACGGGTGCCGAGTCCATCAACAGCTCCTCCAACAAGCTGAAGCTGAACTTCAACCACCCGTGCAAGGAGCTCATCTGGGTTGTGCAGCGTGACTCCTTCGTCAGCTGCGATGACGCCGTCATCAACGCCTGGAAGGGCCAGCAGCCCTTCAACTACTCCGACTGGTGGGACCGCTCGTGCCTGGAGTCTGGCTACTCGGTCACCCGCGTGGAGGGCATGGCTGGCAACAACCCGGTTGTCACGGCCCTGCTCCAGCTCAACGGCCACGACCGCTTCACGGTTCGCGAGGGCCGCTATTTCAACGAGGTGCAGCCCTACCAGCACCACACCAACGTGCCGGCTGTGGGCATCAACGTGTACTCGTTCGCCCTCTCGCCCGAGCAGCACCAGCCCAGCGGTACGTGCAACTTATCGCGTATCGACAACACGACGCTCCTCCTCACGGTGTCCAACAACGCCGTGGGTGTCAGCACGTCTTCTCAGGTCCGCGTGTACGCCACGAACTACAACGTCCTCCGCGTGATGAGCGGTATGGGGGGTTTGGCTTTTTCTAATTAAGTTGATAGAAAAAGAACTGGCTCCCAATAGTGCTTTCTAACCAAAAGTGCTAGTCTAATACACATGGATATCTTGATGAGATATCATGAGGCAACATCGTCAAATTGCGGGAACCCCCTAAAGCCATTGATACCAAGCATGTCTGGAAACAGATATGTGGCCAAGAGAAAAAACTTGGGTATGGTAAAAATTCAATGGATATTACAATGGGCAATCCGCAGCCAAGTCCTAAAGCGTAAAAGCAATGGATGCTGTTCAGAGACTTAATGTCGGTGGGCATTTGATAATAGATCAAGTGCATAAGATAAAGTCCGTCCCCATGGAAACATGGCCTGAAGGAGGAAATTGTAGTTGTTGTATTCAACTACAGTGGAGAGTCTTCAAGGGTTCTGATATCAGAACTGGTAGGCACGCTCGCCTATTCCAACTAAACATGTTTGTTCTTATTGCGGTGTAAGATTGAATATGGAATATATATATAATTTTATTCTTATTGCGGTGTAAGATTAAATATGGAATATATATAATTTTATGAATTTCCAGCAGAACTTCATAAAATTGACCGAAATACATTTCCGGCTATAAGGTATAGGACCCATGGATTCCATCGTACCCGATCTTCCGTCCCGTTATAGAATACTTGAGAGATATTCTGGACATACACCTAAACTAGGTAAATCTGCAGGAGAAGAACTGAATTGGGCATATCGCATCGAAGATAGTGATAATGCTAAAGAATATATAGCAATGTTTTGTAAACCTGGTTATTATACTATTATTGATACAGCTACATGGATTGAACTTAAAAAAGACCATGCAAATGTTACATGGTATTATGCTCCAAATGGATATATTAGTAGAACTACTCACAAAGGTGATAAAATACCCTATGTATATCTACATCAATTTATATTGAAATATTCGGGTAACGGAAAGGGTCAAAACTCAATTGATCATATTCATGGACAAAGTAAATTGGAAAAGCGTCTTGATAATCGACTGAGCAATCTTCGTATAGTAACCCAGTCTGTGCAAAATGAAAATAGAGGTAAAGTTTCTAGGAATTGTAATGCTAGGAAATTACCTGTGGGTATAAGCGAACTTCCTAAATTTATTGTATATTATAAAGAATGCTATAACAAGGAAAAAAATCGTATGAGAGAGTTCTTTGCAGTAGAGGGTCATCCGAAGCTAGAAGGAAAGCGCAAGGCTACTTCTAAATCAAATAAAGTAAGTATTCTAAGTAAACTTAAAGAAGCCAATGATATTATTGCTAAACTAGAAAATACATATATTCAGCCTATACAAGTTGTAGAGCAGCCTGTACAATCTATACAACTTGTACAGGAGCCTCTACAAACTATATCTAAACCACCGCCACTCCAGTGGAAGATATCAAATATATACAGAATTCTAAGTTCGGGCAATTATAGCAGTTATCTCGCATATTTACAAGAAAATAATAAGCAACCAGATATTGAAGAGAAACTTGATGCACTTATTAAATCAATACAAGATACAACGGAAGAGGTGGCCAAGGGATTCATTAAGAAGTTCGTAGAAGATCTACGAACCGTTCGTCATAATGCCCTCTGTTATTCTAAAAATGAACTTATACTTCTAAGAGAGGACAGAGAGCACTGGAATTCACAATCTGTTCTACGAGCTTTTGAGGCAAATATGTTAACAAAATTTAAGGAGCACACCGAAAGAAATACTGGTGAATCTGCAGATGATCCAGCCTGGTCAAAGCAATGGACATCATTTATCGATTGTGTATCGAAGGAAGTAGACGCAATAAAGAAAAAGGCCATCATAAGCAAATTTCTTACAGCCCAAAGAACTAAGAAATTCAGAAAGTCAAAGTTTACCGAGCATGATACATAGAAGATTATAAGATGGGTGAGTCTTAGCCTAAGATACAATGCAGATACCCCCATAAAAGACTTTAACCCTGAAGAATCAAGGTCTAAATACACCGAGCAACTATACTCTAATGAGATATTCAGGCGCAGGAGTCCTTTTTACAAATGGAACACATGTCTTAGCAGGATATCAACCGAAGAAAGAATCGCCCTGTATAAGCGGTATAGGAGGGAAACGAGAATTACGTGATACATCCTACATTTACACGGGCCTGCGAGAGTTCCTCGAGGAGATCTTCGATCTGCCTGACACACTCCACGCATCCTGCATTGAACTGATACAAGAACACATAACGCCATTACGCATTGTCGAGTTAGGGGTGTACATAAATATTGTTTATACATTCGAAAATTTAGAAACAATATTGACTATCCTGACACAAAACAAGATCCACTCACCCCTTTATGACACCTTCCCCCAAACTATGAATGATTTGCTTTATAAGAGAAAGATAGGGGACCAAGAAATAACACATTTGGCCATCCTACCCCGCATTTCTAATCACGGAGACTGCCCCTTTGTCGGCAGAGAATTTATCAAAGATATGAGATTTATATAAAAAATTGACTTTCCACGCCCCGATGCAATCCTGGCGAACCACCAGTACTATCTACACATGTTACAGTATTGAGTGAATTTAACAATGAGGCTTATACAATAATTTCCATAGGAATTATAGTGGATGTCAGAATATTATCACATGGAGACTGATAGTTACATCTTTTATTTAACTATATCAAAGGGTGTATGTATTCATACACTTTCCATTGGAGGGAAGAAGAGTGGGTGTGTAAATGTATCAGTAAATACGCCTGAATCTCTTGCAGTACAGCGTGGGTTTCACAAAGTTGATATTGCAACTATACCTGTCTTAGGATGGGATATAAAGTGTGCGGTGGATAAGGACTTGCCTAAGGGGGGTGGAACAGTACATATGATTCGTACCATTCTATCAGAATCAGTGCGTCTGTATCCATACGTAAATAAATACACATTTACTGATACAAGTCATTTACCATGCGATAACGGGAATGAAATATCCCTTTTAGCATTATCAGTTGTAAAACATAAGAAAACATGGTATGAGCGTAATTTTCATGCATATATAGTTGACAGTGAGCTCAGAAAAAAGTATCATGCTGGTTTACAAATGCTCGATGATCCCGCCTTAAAAGTTCCCTTTTATACATTTACTATTATTTTACAGTCGTATAAATTTTCCAAAGAGTTTCAGAATATATATGAGGAATCTAGTACATATTCTGATATATTCAGAAGAATTGAAGAAATAGAAGGAGACCGTGGGCTTTGTAATAGTATTGTTGGGTGGATACGTATGTTTATACAATACATTTTTCAATTTGACCCACATTCAGTATTATGGGCTATCGATAAGGAATTTATACCCAACATACAAAATATACTAACAGAACTACCCTCTAAGCCACGTAATCAGTTTGGAGGGAAACGAAGCACGCGGAAAGGCTATGCATCAAGAGTAAATATAAATGATATTCTTGAGATGTCTCTCTAAGTATGCAAATGTTATACTCTTACCGTCTACCCTTTGACCGTTTATGCTTCCTTGTCTTTCTTCTTGTCTTTCTCTTTCCACCAATATTCATAGAATATCTGTTCTCCACAACAGGGGGTTTTCCAGGTATATTTTTCGTTGCAGGATTATACTCAATATTCATTTTACGACTAGGGTACTCATAACCCGAACGACATGTTATAATATATACTCGTATAATTCCATCTTTATCGGGCACCTGCATAAACACATTTGAATCGAGTAATTCACGCAAGCTAAATACTTGAAGGCCGAATGTAGTATATAAGTAGGCAGTCCTCGATATATTTTTTCCACGAACAGGGGTTGGATACTCCATAGGTCCATTATACTGCAGTCGGGCGACACAGGTATCATATATGCCTAGAACGGCGGGCTTATGGGCAGGATTCACTTCGGAATCATTAACGAACGAGAAATCCAGATCTGGGCATTCGGTATTATTAGGCCCAAATCTTGCTATCGCTGTTTCATATCCGTATCCTAGACGAAACGATTGCTCGCGCCCAATATTCAACCAGCGTGATGTCAAAATATCTCCCTCCGTATAATTTGTTCGAAGCCACTCAAAGAGAAGATACGTCTTTTCTATACTTAGGGCTTCTCTTTGCCAGGAAAATATGATAATTTCCATGTTCGGCGGTACTGTGCATAGTTTCTTGGTATTTCTGCCGTGGCATAAAAAATTATAGGATGCTGTCGGTCTATCGTGATCAATAGTCATCGACATTTACTATATATAGATATTTTTCTCCACCATTACGAGTGTCCGTCGTAGCTGCGATCATGGGTAAAGAGGCCGGGTCCAAAGACGCAGCTATACCCCTTCTTTGCCCAAATGGGTGTAAGCCTATCTTCAATATTCTCACCGTCAACTAAATGGGGGAGAATCGCCTGCTCAAAGAACCCCTTTTTACATAGAAACGGATTATTCGTGTAATTGCATGAACTGGAATCGGTAGTATACCATGCATTTGATTCTTCAGATCCATGTTCGGGCAGAACCCTCTGTATTTTTGACGGGTAAATCAGATCAGGATCTTCTTCCCAGTGCGAACACTCACACAAATGGGTATGATGCATGAAGGTGTGAGGCGACTCCTTGCTCCAGAAGTCTGCCGCATAATTGGGGACGCCTGCATTCTTTCGACTACGTCCTCTCACGATATCATGCGTCTCTAAAAAATATAAGGCATTTGTCAAAAAGGATCCGACTTCTCCCTGAGTCGCATGAATGACGAAATCATTCTCGAGGGGCAGAATGACATCGGTCAGTGAATTCTCGTAAATGGCTCGGAAGCCAGAGGCCATGCGGCCATTGCTAAGAAGAAGAATACATCTTACACCAAAGGAGTCACAGACCTTCTTTTCCTCTAGCTGGCGATCCGATTTCTGTATGATAACGAAAAAGTCTTCGATAATGTCGAGAAAGCCAGCCTTCTTATAGCTTTCCAGAGTGTGCTTCAAGGTCTTCGGAGCGAAATACGTGAGGACCCCTGCGGAGATGGGGATTCTCTGGCGAAAGGGTTCTGTTACGCGACGGCCAAATAAAAGGCATATAATTATAATCAGAAGGATTGCCAGGAAGATAATTTCCACTTCCATACTATTCTGAATAGACAATTTCCAGTCCCGTGAGACCCTTCTTTTCAGCCCATTCCATCGTCAAATCAAGGGCCCGCTTTCTACGCTCAAGAGGGTTTCGCACGTCGAGTCTCCTGGAATAATGCTTCCAGTGCCACTCGAACGATAGGGCGGTGGTCCAAATAGTAAACCCTTTTACATAGCATATGCGATACCAGGCAGCAGGGCGGGCGGAGGTGGCCCGTGCCCCTCCTGATAAGAGGCCGTTATGTTGGGCGAGTCTCTTGTCGACATTTGTTGTTGCACCCACATATGTTTTTACTGGTTCGTCTATGGTTGCTAAACAATAGACGAAACACTCCATACTACTATGATTTTGTATTAATTCATAAAGCCTTAGTTGCCTCACTTTCCCGTGCTACCAAATCCCCCCTCTCCCCGCAGACTCTCAGGAAGAGCATCTACAACCTGGACCTTTGCAAATGTCGTCATATCTCTGCTAACAACCTGAACGAGGCGATCACCCGCCTTTACCACGACCTCGCGGTCCAGCGTATTCCACAGGGCAGCGATAAGCTCTCCACGATAGCCCTTGTCAATCACGCCAATCGAGTTCATCATCATGAGACCTGTCTTAGAAATCGACGACCGCGGAGCGAGCCAGTAGGCAGAGCAGTCATCACCCTCAATAACTGCGGCAGAAGTACCCATTCCTACAAACTTTCTCTCACCAGGGGCAAAGACAATATCATTCGGGACATAGAGGTCCACCCCAGCGTTCTCCGTAGGCACATGGCTCTTATAAAAGGCGTTTCCCTTAGGAAGTAGACACAGGATGCTCATCTAGACTACAGGTCGTTGAACCTTTAGATGTTTTTTCGTAAAGAAACGCACTACATAGAAAACTGCAACAAGTATAGAAAGAGCACTCATAATATAGGCTACGGGGAATAGGAGGCGAATCATATCCATAAATATGGGACTTATCCAAGACATCTCATGCTGATGATCCATAATACTATCCTCCTTGGGATTGCACATGGGATCGAGCGAGAAACACGGTTCGTAGAAACGATTGTCAAGAAAGACAACTTCATCTCGGTGGCGTTCAAGGACGGTTTCAAACAAATGCGGACCAGTTGTATAATAAATACACATTTCCTTAGTGCTGTACTGTTCCTCGAGGTTAGATGATGTAATTGTAAGAATGAGATCGTGTAAAAAGGGGTGGCGGGGGCGAGTAAGAATGACGGCATTGTTCGTGCGACCCGTGAGATTCAGGGGAAATGCCCCCTTACTAATCATACAGTCAGCCAAGTCGATGTAAGGAGTAGTATCGATTGAGTTCAGTGACTTCATATCAGTATCGACGCTAATGCCTCCGTAGTTGTATAGAATAACAAAGCGTCCAAGATCAACCTTCTGTATTAAATGAGAAAAGGAGTCGAACTTTTCAAGGACGGCGTTGCCGACGAGGGCACATTCCCTTCGTAGGGATTCCTCATCCCAGTGCATATGCGTGTATCGAGGATTCTTTTCAGCCAGAAGGCGTACATTTTCCTGGAACTTTGCGGGTAATTCGTGCCACCCCTGTAACCAAATCTGATGTGTTATACGTGGGATCTGGCCCATCTCTCATATACTGGGGAGAATGTTCTAAGGAACGTGACAAGAAGGATCCAACTCCTCATGTTCCATCGTCTCTGGATAGAAGAGCCGGTCACAGTCTTCTATCTTTTCCAGCGTCTGGGCAGGATAGAACCGTGTATTCGGTATATACCTCTCCTTTACACCCTGTGACAGAAAACTCATTATCCAGCACAGACTACTGTTGCTGTGTATAAGGCGCGGAGCCGTTCGTAGCAAGCAACAGTCATGTGCAAAGGACGCTTGTAAGAGGATTGGATTCCAGGGACGGAAGTTCTTCAGATACTCCCTTTCCCATTCATGCCGTATGGTGTCACAAATGATATAGAGGCGATCGAAGGTACCTTCCAGCTCGGTAAGAATATCGATATAATAGGAGGGATAGGGAATATCGCTTTTCGGATGCCACGGATTATGCATAAAATCATCCAGGCGTAGCGACATACACAGGTCTCGAGGGCCTACAGGCACCGTAACCACACCTTTTACAAGGGATTTGATATATACGGTGTCGGTCGCCTTCCAAAAATCTTCGTTTCCTGGGTCGTAGACCATCGCGAGAAGTTCTTTGCGAAAGGGGGTGAAGAACTCTGATTTTTGAAAATAGCCAGATAAACGAATATTTGTATAGGATACCTCGTATGGCTTGTCTCGCAAGATACTTGCAAAGGAATCTTCATCTATCGTTATTGCATCTTCCACGATTTCTGTGTCGCCAGTGTATGTATGTCCAAATACATGGGATACGACCTTGCAGGCCAGGTACTGAATGAGCTTATTACCCGTTCTAACATTTCCGCTTGCATCGAAGGTCACGAATGGCATTACTTCTACTCATGCGAAAATGCATAAAAGCCTAAAGCGAACGCTCGTAAAAGTTGATTTAGCGGACGGCTTAGAAAGATAGTCCAAACTATCATCAGATGCCGGCCGGGTTTTATGCTCCATCTTCCGAGATAGAACCGATTGTCGGTATTCAACTTTGCGTGTTTAGTCCCGATGAGATTGAGAAACGCTCAGTTGTTGAAATTACAAATGCAGGCACGTACGAGGGAAACGAGCCAAAGATTGGCGGCCTCTTTGACCCTCGTATGGGAGTGATTGACAACGGCAAGGAGTGCAGGAGCTGTGGTCAGACGAATCATAAATGCCCTGGCCACTTCGGCCACTTTCGTCTAGCGAGACCTGTATATTACATCCAGTTCCTGCCCTTTATCTTAAATATTCTCTCCTGCATCTGCATTCGCTGCTCGAAGCTCCGCATTGACAAGAAGTACAGAAGTCACTTTCTGAAGAGAAAGGGTGAGGTTCGCTGGCGTGAGGTGCTGGCTGCATCGAAGGAGATCCACCGGTGTGGCCAGGAGACCGAGGACGGCTGTGGTGCTCTTCAGCCGACCCGTTTCGTGCGGGAGGGAATTGCTCGTATCATGGCGGAGTGGGACGATGATGCGAATGGTACCCGCTCGGGAAAGCAGGTACAGATTCTTGAGGTCGAGTATGTGCTCCGGCTCTTTCGCAAGATCCTTGACGAGGACGTCGACTTCATCGGCCTGAACCGCTACTGGTGCAGACCCGATTGGATGATCTGCACCGTACTGCCGATCCCTCCTCCTCAGGTTCGCCCGTCCGTCATTCAGGACAACAACCAGCGTTCAGAGGACGATCTGACCCACAAGCTGGCCGAGATCGTAAAGACGAACAACTCGTATCTCCAGACGAAGATCGATGCTAACGCCGCCAAGTCTGTCATTGACGAGTGGACGAACGTTCTGCAGTATCACATTGCCACTCTCGTCGACAACCAGATCCCTGGTGTGGCCCCTTCTGCTCAGAGAAATGGCCGCCCCCTCAAGTCCATTCAGCAACGCCTGGGCAGCAAGGAAGGACGTATCCGGTACAACATCCAGGGCAAGCGTGTGGAATTCTCGGCCCGTTCCGTTATTACTCCTGACCCGAACATTTCCATCGCTGAGCTCGGCGTTCCGGAAAAGATTGCTATGAACCTGACTCGCCCTGAGCGTGTGACCGTCTTCAATCGCAACAAGCTGTACCGCCTGATTCAAAACGGCCCGCTCAAGTATCCTGGTGCGAAGACAATTCGCCGTGTTGACGGTCGTATTATCAGTCTTCGCCACGTGAACACGAAGGAGATCGTGCTCAACCTCGGCGACATTGTGAACCGCCACCTCATGGACAATGACCCTATCCTGTTCAACCGTCAGCCGACTCTGCACCGCATGTCGATGATGGCACATCGCGTGAAGGTTCTAACGGGCAAGACATTCCGCCTGAATGTTTCCGTGACGGCTCCCTATAATGCTGACTTTGACGGTGATGAGATGAATGCCCACGCCCCGCAGAGCATTGAGGCGGCGACGGAGCTCGAGGAGATCGCGGCGGTTCCTCACCAGATCCTCCGCCCTCGTGACGGCCTTCCCGTCATTGGCATTGTGCAGGATACCCTTGTGGGCTCCTACAGGCTCACCCGCGACACGGTGCAATTCAACAACCGCGAGTTCATGAACATGATGATGTGGAACAAGCGGTTCACAGGTGTGCTCCCTGCACCGAAGAGGGACGCTCTCCACTGGACGGGCCAGCAGGTGATTAGCCAGCTGCTTCCTCCTATCAATCTCGACATGATGAACAGCGGCAAGACGCGGGTCGTCATTCGCGAGGGCGACGTCGTGGAGGGCCAGTTCGACAAGGGCATCTTCAGCAAGGCCAGTAAGGGCATCATTCACATGACCTACAACGACTACGGCAGCAAGGACACCGTGCAGTTCATCGACTGCCTCCAGAACACGGTAGCCCAGTTCCTCATTTACAATGGCTTCTCGGTGGGAATCAGCGACCTCATTGCCGATGCGAACACCAAGAAGGAGATGAACGAGAAGATTCAGGAGAAGAAGAAGCAGATCGAGACGGTTCTGCTCGAGGTGCACCAGGACCTCTTTGACAACAATACGGGAAAGACGAACCAGAGTGAGTTCGAGGACCGTGCCTTTGGTCTTCTCAACAAGGCGATGGAGAATGCTGGCGAGATTGGCCAGAATACGCTTTCGACGGAGAATCGCATGATTGCGATGGTGCGTGCGGGCTCCAAGGGTGGCCCGATCAATATCGCCCAGATGATTGCGTGCGTCGGGCAGCAGAACATTGAGGGCAAGCGTATCCCGTATGGCTTCGAGGACAGAACGCTGCCGCATTTCAAGAAGTACGATGACGGTGCAGAGGCACGCGGCTTTATCGAGAACTCCTTCATTGGCGGCCTGACGCCGACGGAGTTCTTCTTTCACGCCATGTCAGGCCGTGAGGGTCTGATTGATACGGCTGTTAAGTCAGTGACAGGGGACACGAAGATCGTTATTTGCGAGAAGGGTGTAACAAGGTGTGTTGCGATTGGCGATTGGATTGATGGACATCTCGCTAGCCGCCCTTCTGATACAGAACACTTCCCTGAAGAGAATGACCTTGAGATGCTACAGCTAGATGGCGACTCTACATATATCCCAACGGTAACGGCAGAAGGCAGTATCACCTGGGGAAAGATAGCTGCAGTTACACGCCACGATCCTGGGCAGAGGCTATATGAGGTAACTACCCTCGGCGGCCGCTCGGTGATTGTCCCCGAATCAAAGTCGCTGCTGGTCTGGCAGGCGGATACAAAGAAGTTTGAGCAGATGCCTACTCCCGACGTGCGGCCCGGCGATTGCATGCCTGTCACTATGATTCTGGCTGCACCGCCGATTATATGCAAAGCAGTCGCCCTGGAGAACTACCTGTCAAAGGATGTATACCTATATGGCACCGACTTCCAGGCCGCCCAGACGGCAGTCGCAGATACAATGGTCGACCGTGAGCATATTCCCTCGGGTTGGTGGGGGGAGAACAATGGGAAGGTGTTCACTCTCCCCTATGAAAGCAAGGGACGCTTCGTTCGTACACTGGCTCGGTCTAAGACGGACAACATCGTCTCTGGCTACGTCTACCCTTTTACAACGAATCGTGATCATGCTCGCATTCCCGAACAGTTTGCGCTAAATTCTGATAACGGTCGCTTCCTTGGCTTGTTCCTGGCCGAGGGCAATGTGGATGTCAAGAGCGGCTATGTAGCTATTACAAATAACAATGCGAATATCTGTCAATTCGTCCACGAGTGGTTCGAAGAGCAACGTATTCGTACGACAGAGGATATCAGGGTAAATTCCATTGGTGGCGTGACGACCACGGTTCGTGGATATTCAACTGTACTTGCGAAGTTCCTCGATGTGTTTGTGGGCCACGGTGCTGCGAACAAGCGGGTGCCGGCCGAAGCATTTGCGGCACCTGAGGAATTCATTTCTGGGCTCTTGGATGGCTACTTCTCTGGCGATGGTACCATTTCAAACAACTCGGTGGAGGCTGGATCTGCATCAAAGGAGCTCATTGAAGGCGTTGCAATGCTTTGCTCGCGTCTTGGTATCTTTGCAAAGATATTCACATCGCAGCTACTATCCAACAATCTCGGAACCGAGAATATCCTACCTACTCATCGCATTTCAATTCGTGCACAGTGGGCTAGGCGATTTGCAATGTGCGTGACACTTATTGACGATGCCAAGCAGGCGAAGCTGAATGCACTGAAAGCGTCAACCTATCACCGCAACTTTCCTTGCCAGAATGACGTGGTCCTCGACGAGATTGTAGAAATCAAGCCAGTATCTGTGGATGCATATCCCAAGTTGTACGACCTGACGGTTCCTGGTACATTCACATTCGGCCTTGCGAATGGCCTGCAGGTATATGATACTGCTGACACAGGCTATATCCAGCGTCAGATTGTGAAGGCCATGGAGGACTTGGTTGTGCAGAATGACGGCACGGTGCGTGATGCGAATATGAACATCGCCCAGTTCCAGTACGGCGAGGACGGGATCAACTCGACGAAGATTGAGTCGCAGCCTCTTCCCCTGGCCACGATGACGGATGCCGAGATCGACAAGGAGTTCGGCTTGAAGGAGGTCGATATAACGGAGATGCTCGGCGTAGCACGTGGCGATGACACGGCCGCCCTGGCAGCCTACGTGAAGCAGGTGTATGCTGACAGAAAGATGATCGTGGAGGAGATCTTCCGTGGCGGCCGCCAGGGAACCATCTACTCGCCGGTCAATCTGGAGCGTCTCATTCTGAACATCAAGATCAAGTTCGGTCTGGTTCCTGAGCAGAAGACGAACCTGACTCCCACGACCATCCTGAAGGGCATCGAGGCCGTACTGAAGAAGACGCAGTCGTACCACGTGATCTGGGGCGCCCTGCTCCGCTTCTACCTCTCGCCGACGAAGCTGATTGTGCAGGATAGATTCACAGAGTCGGCGTTTGATACGCTCTGCGAAGCCCTTGTAACAAAGAACTGGCAGGCATGGGCACAGCCTGGTGAGCACGTGGGCATTATTGCCGCCCAGAGTATTGGTGAGCCGTCGACGCAGATGACGCTCAACACCTTTCACTTGGCTGGTGTAGCCAGTAAGTCGAATGTGACGAGAGGTGTTCCTCGCCTCAAGGAGCTGCTGAAGGTGACGCAGAATCCGAAGGCAGTGTCGCTTACAATCCCGCTAAAGCCTGAGTTCAGAAACAGCAAGGAGAAGGCCCGCGAGGTGGCCCAGGATCTTGAGCTCACGCTGCTCCGTGACATGACCATCAAGACGGCAATCTACTACGATCCGAATGATAGTAACACAGTGCTCAAGGAGGATGCCGAGCTCGTGGCCTTTTACAAGCTGTTCGAGATCACGAGTGAGCCAAATCCCAGTGCAAATGCAAATGCAGCAGAGGCCGACGAGGCCCTGTGG